TACGGAGGTGATGTATCTAAGTGGTATATTCAAACCAATCCTGATTTGAAAATGACCCAAAAAAAGGTCTTTTTAAAATTACCAGGTATTTTACAAGTGGCAGAAGCAAAATCTCTTTTAGAAGAAATAGATGAAAAGTATAAACCCCTTTAGCAATCATGCTATTTACTGGAATTAGACCGGAGGGCGAGATGAGTACATTGAGGTACTCCGATATTCGCTTGGGGTAAATCTATCGGACTAAAAGCAGAACATACCAAGACGGGAAGAGAGAGGTGGGTGAAGCCACCTCTCCACAGGTCTTCATACCAATACCTAGCTTCTCAAGCGACAATACCTACTTTATCACCCAAAACTTTTTATCTGCACTCTGCTAAAGCAATTCGGCTTCGGTACGCACATTTTCTTCGCTCATCATCATCAATATCCTCTAATGGGACTTGATTTTCTTCATTCTCATGTCGGATGGTTCCCTCCGTAGCGGAATCCCTATCTCCATTCCATGTGAACTTTTTACTAGCTTGAAAAAACGCAGGACAAAGACTCGATGCCTCTAATTTAGAAGCCGAAAGTTTTGCCTGTACCTCCTCCGAACGCTCCATTTATGCAGCCTCCTTAAAATCTTGTTTTCCGTTGTCTGACTGCCTTGAAACTAAAGTCTCTATCGCTTTAAGCAGGGCAGGGTCAGATTCCTTTAAAACTTCGTAAGCAGTGTCTAGTACACCCTTAAGGTAAGCAGGATCATTCTCCATTATCTCACCTAAGGTTTTACCTGTATGCTTCTTTTTTCCCGGCCAAATCATTTTACTAAAGGCCTCGTCCGTGGATTGCTTGATTGCACCCTCCTTGACTATTTTACGCTCAGGCTCCATATCCCTTGCCATAGGATCATCTTTTGACCACATTTGCCATGCGTACCCAAAAAGTGCTGCCGCGGACTTACAGGCTCCGCGAACAAATGAGTCCGCTACATCCCTTGCACCAATCTTATCTCCTACAACGGGTAGCATTTTATTATCCATAATTGCATGAGGAATTGCAGTTGTTGTGGTTCCATCTTCATGACGGAATCTTATCATTAGGTAAGCCGACCCATCAGGGGCTTTATGAAGCTGATTACCGTTATTATCATCAACCATCTCAGGCATCCAACCTATAGCATGCTCTCTTATGTCATGAAGAGTCCTCGCCCAATTAATATAGTCGGCAGTAAATCTGCCTGCTCCTTTTTGGCTTACATTTTTTGGGTCAGCCACACCACTTAAGTTAGGTATATTCATATTCGTATATTTGTGATTATTAAAACTACTTAGCCTTGAATTCAGGGACATCGTGTAGTGGGCTTTCTTTAGCCAATGACTCAACCTCACTCATTCTCCATCTAGGAGTTTTTAGTGCGGGTAACCAAACTGGCTTTAAAATTCCGTGTTTCTCAAGATGAGCCAGATATGCATACCCACTAGACCTACTAAATCCCAATAACTTAAAGGCTTCCGCGCTGTTTAAGAAAAGTTTTCCTGCATCCATACTCGGTGTATTTAAGCACCGAAATGTCATGAGGCAAGTAAAAATATCATAATGATATAAAATAATCAAAATACCGATATGTACCGAAAAATACCGAAATGCTTGACAGGGATAAAAAAATATCAGAGAGTTTACCCTGAAAGGATTAACTATGACACATCAAGCCATAAACTGCAGGATCCCTAAGGAGACCTATGACTCCATGCAGGTGATTGTAGAAAATACTAAAAAGTCTACCGCTGAGTTCGTTAAGAACTGCATAGAGTGGTATATAATATCTGTTGAGGAGGAATTAGATTCGGACTACAACCCGCTAAAAATTGACCAATTCGCATACAAGCTAAATAGAAAGAAATAATTATATGAATACTCCCTCAACAAACTTAACAATCCTGCACGACTCCAAGGAATGGGCAACAGATTTTGAGGGTGAGATTGGTGAAATAAGAGTGGATGGCACTCGGTTAAATGATATTCACGACCTTGCATTAAAGGTGGAAGGGATTGCTCAAAGTATTAAGACATTGGTCTTATGCCTTGGCGTAATCTTAGTGATCTCCTTGATTTGCAATGTCAGCATGGCTACATGGGTTTATTTCCATGACGAAGAAATAATGGATTCCATAAAGTTAATCTGGCAACAATATGGCAACAGAACTCTGTAGTTCAGTAAATAAGCGAATCATGTCCTGACTACGGATCAGGAGGTTGGGAGTTCGACTCTCTCCGGGTGTGCCACTTATTTTAAGCCATAATCTCACTAAATAAGCACTTCTCAGCAATGGGGGGTGCTTTTTTCGTTTACACCGAAATATACCGAAATATACCGAAATATATAGTTTTACTGGCAACAAAAGTGGCAACAGATGAAAGTTAATATATTTAGGGGTGTAGTTAGGGGTAAGCAAAAGTGGGTGCTGTCCGTCCATCATGACGGAAAGAGGCGTAGGAAATTCTTTAATTCTTACGCAGAGGCAAACTCTTTTAATGTTTTGAATTGGCTTGATTCTGTTAAAGAAAAAGAGCCACTCGGTGACCAAACCCTTCTATATATAGCTAGGGATTTATATTTAGCTGATTACATAGAAAATAATTTCAATCCAGCAAAACCAAAGCAGAAAGGCTTAAAGACCACAGAGGAGAGGGTGAATAGGTTCCTTAGGTGGTTTGGTGAGGGAAGGGCGGTGTCAGAGGTATTGGTGGATGACTACAAGAAATATGTTAATAGTGGAAAGCTATCCACTACAACAAGGCAGGAGTATGGGAGGGCGGTTAGAATATTCATGGCTTGGTGCGCAAAGCATGGACTTGGTGGTAGTGTTACAGATTGGTATATGCAAACCAACCCAGACCTTAAGATTACCAAAAAGAAGGCTTTCTTTAAGCTACCAGGCATCCTTGGTGTTGAGCAAGTTAGGTTGCTTTTGGGGGAAATCGAAGAAAAGTATAAACCAAGTATCGCAATCATGCTATTCACAGGCATTCGCCCTGAAATGGAAATGGCTACATTGAAGTACTCAGATATTCAATACGGGAAGCGGATCGGATTAAGGGCTGAACTAACAAAGACCGGAAGGGAGAGGTGGATTAAGCCACCAGATAACTTATGGTCATGGATACCTAAGTCTAAGGGTTTGGTTATGCCATCTTACTATGGAATAACGAAAGCTAGGCGTAAGGCGTGTCGCAGGGCAGGGTTTGAGTATCCAGCTAATGGAGCTAGGCACTCGTTTGCTAGTTATGGATACTGGAGGGACTTTGCATGGGCCCTGGACACAATGGGTCACATGTCATCCGAGATTTTTCTTAAAAACTACAAAAATAGCAGAGTGGACGAAAAACTTAGTAGTGAGTATTTTGGCATAACTCCATAATATACAGGGTATTATGGAATCTCCGCAAAGTATACATTTTGCTGGGTTATTGCAAGTGGGTCTAAAATTACTTTTTTAGATGTTCGTAACATGTATTTTCGTGTTGCTTTTAGGTTTGGGTGTTTTTACATTCCAAAACTATGGCTAGGGATCAAAAACTAAAAGGCGAAGCATTCGATGCTTACGAGAGGGTTCGTCCAATACTGGAGGAGTATTTTGACAACTGGATATTACTTGCCCACAGGGCAGGGTGCAGAACCAAGGTGGTGTTAGGAGACATCTCTAAGGGTTCTGCAGATATGAAGGAGGTTCACTCGTATGCAAAAGAATGGAAAATTAAGCCCATGGCAGATATTAAATAAGTACCCACCTGTATTCGTTCGTCTGTACGCAAAGGAGCGTAGTGGGGAGCGTATACATTGTGCGTTAAGTGATCAAGAGGTAGCTATACGATCTGGGCTGGACTTAGATCATGTCAGGCGAATATCTCGCATGACTACATGGGATAAGGTTAATATTGGAGACGCCAGAAACTTCTGTATGGGGTGTAACTTCGATCCATTTAGTTATACAGACAGAAATAGGCTGACTGCATACACGAGAAAGGGCACTTACGCATTTCTGAGGAATAGCTCACACTGGAAGTCAACCTTCCAGCCACTCATAAAGATACTACAGGATGCCCAGATCGCACAAAATTAAAACAGATGTACTTGCTCATGCCCTTAAAGAATACGGGGGAGATTACGGAAAGGTAGCGGAGCATTTCGGGACTACGGCAAAGAAAATCAGGGAGCGAGTATATCACGACCCCCAGCTCTATTCAGTTTGGGTGCAGAATGGCACTAAAGAAGTGAAGCCTGACGCAATAGAGCTACTTGGTAGAGACAGAGAACTGGATGACTCTAATGGTACTCGTCTCTTGGAGACACTAGATAAGAATAGCCGTTACATATTCAATAATGAATTGGAGAGCATGTTGTCCAATGAGGATAATGTTAAGAAACTCCAAATATTCAAAGACTTTGATGATTCCGTTGGTTTACTTATGGCCGAAGCACTTCGTGTCACCCAAAAGGTGAATATACGACAGAATATGGGGTTATTCGAGGTGACGGAGGCATTAAGGGAGGAGATGGATGACGAAACCATGGATGCAGAGGAAAGGATACTTAAAACCAGACTTTTCCTGCAGGCCACAGAGCAACAGGGTAAGTTCTACGATAGGTTGCTCAAGGGCTTGGAGTTTCAGCTTAAATTAGCCAGCGAGAAGGATAAGAGGGAGACTAAGAAGAAGCCTGGATTTAGACCACTTAAGGAACTAAAGGATGCCGAAGAAGAAGAGTAAAGTAGACCACAAGATACTGCTTGAGAGGTTTACCCCTGATGAGGTTCACCTGGATCAACGAGACACTTCGCCATGGATGCCTTCTCTTACTATAACACAGCGTAAGATTTTCGATGATCCATCCAAATACATCCTTGCATACGGGGAGAGAGGTTCCGGGAAAACATACTCATTGGGTGGCCATAAGCTAGTTCGGCACTGCTACGAGAACTTTAACGCCCTTGCATTGATTATTGTTGGTGTTAGGTCACAGGCTACTATGGGTGGGGTCTGGCATAAACTACAGGTTGAGATACTACCTGAGTGGGTAGATGGTATAGGTCTAGTTCATACTGATGAGAGACAGGACACCCAAAAGAACTTATATATAGATGTAGAGAATAGGTTTGGTGGTCACTCTAGGATTTGCCTAATCTCAATACCTTACGGATCGTTCATTAAGGATCGAATTAAGGGTTTTGAGCCTAGCTTAATTTTCGTAGACGAGCTAACCAACTTAGATACAGATGATTACTTCAATGCGGTGGTACAGCAGTTGGGTAGACGCCAAGGCATTCATGGCCCACAGCAGTATCTAGCTGCATGCAACCCTGACGGGCCGAGTCACTGGGTATATAAAAGATTCTTTGAAGACCCCTACGATAAAGACGGGAAATGGAATAAAGACTACGCAGTTTATCATGTAAAGATTGAGGACAACATAGATAACCTCCCCAAGGGATACTATGATCGCATTCAGGAGGCAGTTAAATCCGACCCAATTGAGGAGGCACGGATGGTTCGCGGTGAATGGATTGATAGACCCGCTGGAGACGCAATATTTGGGCCTTACTTTAATAAATCCCTTCACATGGTTGGGGACTCAAATTCTGGTATTTTGCCAAACGAAAACTTTCCAATTCTCGTAGGGTGGGACCCCGGCTCCGTTAATAATGCAGTTATATTTATGCAGGCCCTAGTGGGTGAAGATGGAATTGTTTGGACTGTTTTTGATGAACTAGTTACGATAAATAAAAAACTCCCCTACACTACGCTGGTTCCATTGGTGATGAGGAAGATGGCCTACTGGAATCGAAAATGTGACACGAAATTCACCTACCAGCATATATCTGACAACTCTGCATTTAATCAATTTAGAGCAAAGACAGGATCCTATGATGTAAAGGACATTGAGGAAATATCTAGGCAAAAGGCAGAAACATTCAACCTTAGCCCTATAAGGATGCGTGCAGCACCGAAGTTCAATGGCTCAGTTGAGGCTAGAGTGCGACTAACTATAGGAAAACTTCAGAGTGATAGGTTTTTAGTGTCTAACCAATGCACGGCAATAGTGAAGATGTTCCAGAACTTAGTATCAGAGAGACAGGGCAAAACCTATGACCCAAACATGGCGTTTAAGCCTAAGAGAAGTATATATATCCACCCGTTTGATGCCATGTCCTATGTTTTTCTCAGTTATGACACCTTGGCTTCACCTCCAGGACAATTAGTAAAAACTGAAATCATGGATATTGGGGCTTGAGTTTTGTAACACTAAAACATAAGTTACATTTATGAATATGGAGTCTATATTAAACATGAACCTCGAGATGTTCCCAGATATAACCGATATGCTTGATGGTATTGCGGTTGGAGATGTGGTTAAGGTTACTGCCTCATTTCAGGTTAAGGAGTTATCCGACAAAAAGTTCACTGGAGCGTTTGAGGATAAAGAGGGAATTAAAATTACCGCTAGTGAATCCGACAGCGAAGACAGTTCGAACGAACAGCCCGAAGAGTCCGAGACAGAAGAAACTCCAAGGTGAGTCTAAGTATGCTACTTCTGCCTCCATTCTTATGGACGCTCATTACGAGCGCCTAGGGGTAAAGAAAAGATGGAACAAGCAAAGGGTAGACAGATTATGTGGAGTGCTTCGAATAAACTACGGGGAGCTTGCAAGTTTGGTTCACGAATCGCACGAAGATTTTGTGAAAAAATTAGTTTCAACAAAACCATTTAGTGGCCCTCTGTCTCTTCTTTTGACGATCATAGAGCATAGGTATCTGCAACATTACACAAAGGACACGATAGGAGAGGTATTTAATTTTAGCTATGGTCGATAAAAATATTTTAAGGAAGTACGGGTGCACTCAGGAGAGACTGCGTGAGATATTTACATGCAATGAAGCAGGAAAGGACTGGGATACAAGAAATAGGTTTGAAGACCTAATTCAGTCCCGTATCCTGGGTGGTGTTCGTGCGTCTATTGGTCATGCTAAACTCTACATGAGCGTAGATATGGCATGGGATTCCATTCCTATCAATAAATCGACTATTCCGTTATTACAGTACGCACAGGGCAAGATCGACATCAATACATGTGCCTCCAAGTTAGAGGAGTTGGATTGTGCTGATAAGTTCTGCGAGTACAATGACGAGGGTGAGTTAAAGAGTGTAAATGCACTTAGGCTTTACGAGGTTTCCATCAACCTCATCCGATCCTACATCACCAGGCGGGTTGCCGCTCAGGTTCATAGGTTTAGTAATCTTTATCCATACTTCAAGTATGAGCCACGCAGTACCGCATTAACCGATAAGTTGCGTGCGGATGTGCTTTCTCAGCGTGTTGAAATGATGTGTGACCAGTTCGGGTACCGCCATCAATTTGAGCAAGTTATCAGACAGATGTTCATGTACGGACACTCTGTTGCTTTCCCTGAAACATCGTGGCACGAAGATGTCCAATGGAGAATGTCCAAGGATGATGTTACGGGCGAGGAAATCATGGAATCCTATGTGGAAAAAGGTGGAGTTAAATTCACAACTCCTCACCCAACTCGCATAGTTTACGATACCTCTAAACCTCTTCACGACATCAATACCAATCATGGTCCTGACTGGATCGGATTCTGGGACATTGTCAAGTATGGG